ATTTTAGATGTATTGAAAGCCTAGTGGAAGAGTATGAAAAAGAAACGTATCCTCATTTATCTTTTAGTCCAGTACTAGACGAAAATGCAGCAAACGCTATAGTTTCTTTTGAAGTTATAAACGCAATAAGTCCACCAAATTTATTTGATAAAGGTGCTTTTATCGGAGAATATTTGCGTGTTAAACCTAGATGGGATGATATCTATAGCGACTTTTTGGATACTAACGGTCAATTAAGTAAAGTGTTATACAAATACGATTACGGAGATGAAGGTGGAGATTGGAAAAAGATAGCAAAAGATCCAATTAAAAATTATCCTGGAGCTCTTAGTACAACTTGTCGCATTACTGATACTAATTACGGTTATTATTCTTATCCGTATAATAGTTTAGAATCTCCTTGGTGGAACTATTATGATAGATACGATTCTTATGTTGGTGATGAAACTTTTGAAATCGAACCAGAAAGACTGGAAAATAATTTTTGGAGATCAGAATCAGATTTTTGTGAGTTGCCTGGTGGTTGGTTAAAGAAAATTTGGAGAACGATCAAATGGCCTTTAATTACAACTCGCCAAGAATACGCACAAGCAAAAAGATTAAAGAAAAAATGGGAAGTTTATAAAAATAGTGTTTGTTGTGTAAGACCAGTTCCTGAAACATTCTTTGCGGTATTAACTGGTGCAGAAAAAATTTATGGCAGTAATGGTGCAATAAATTACGAAGTAGATCAAGATATAGAAAAAGATTCCAGTGGTGTGTGGAAATACACATGGACTGAAGTAGAATTTTGGCCAAGAGATCAAGCTGCAAGCATATTATCTGATTCATTTTATCAAATAATAGAGTTTGAAGATAATAGTTTTCCGTTTGTTTTCATTAAACCACAAGGTGCAGCACAAGGAATGGCACCACCAGAACCAAACATAGAAGAATTTCCAGACACCAGAGCTTATAATTTAAATGAAATTTTAAACTCAAGAATTCCCGATGATTTTGAATTGTATGGTGGTAATGCCGGTCCTTGGACATTAATGATGAATCCGGGCATTAGTGATGGTTTAGGAGTAACGGCTAACAAAGGATCATTATCATCATATCCTAATAATTTTGCAATGATGCCAGTAGGTAAATTTAGAGTTCTAACTGGTGATTGTCCACCTGCATTTGACGACGATGGAACCCAACCTTTTACCGATGATTTTTATTTTGGTGGTAGAATAGTACAAATGTACAGAATACCAAAACAAACATTAACGGGAATACAAAGTATATCACTAGCAAGTTCTGATATTTACACACAAAAAACATCAATACCAACAGATAATTTATATTTGTTTGATGTAGAAAACGGCCATGACGGTTTGTGTGCCGACTGTTAAACATTAAATATATAATAAAAATGTCTCAATTTCCATACAACACAACAAGCGACGAATACTCGTATCCTCCGTATAAAAAAGGAATAAATTCTTTTTATACGGATAATAAGTATTCTTGTATGAGTCCGTATGGGCCAGTTTCTAATATAAACTGCCCTAAAGATCAACCGTACTGCACATGTCCAGATAAAGTTGCAGAATTAAAACCTTCTGATGCAGAACCAAGCGATACCTATCTGGCAGAATTAAAAAATGGAACAAGCGAGTGTTTATTAATTAAACAAAAATTAAACACTGATTGGATTGGAATAGATTACGGCAATCCCCATGCAGACTATAATTGCACAAATTGTGATAGTCCTACTGAACAAAAATTTACTGCTGTTAGTGGTGTAAATGCTGATTGGAAACCGTATGTTGAAGTAGAAATTAATACTGACAGTGGTGGTGATGCCGGTGGTGGTGAACAGTTGGTTGCTACATCAGATAAAAAATATTATTACAATTACGATAAACGAAAATTATTTGGTGAATCGCCATTTCCACCAGATTCCAGTGAAGTTTTAGATAATACGGTAGATTGTGGAAATACCAGTTTAATTGGTCCATATTTTAAATACTATAAAGAATATTCAAAAACTGCGGCTACATTTTGGAACACTCCACCAAAAACACCACTTCTTAGAAGAGCTCAAACCACATTAATGAACACTCAAAGAATTAAAATTCTTGTTCACGGTAATTTTAACGCTAGACCAGGAAGAATGGTAAATGTAGATTACTTTAATTTTGGTGGTCGTTGGATGATTTACAAAATACAAAGAATCTTAACAGCACAAAAACATTCCATGTATCTCTATCTTATGCGAGACGGAGTAGCATAAAATGGCAAAATACACAGACATAGATCTATATCTAACTAAAAACGAAATAACCAACGATATTAATTATAAATTGGATATTGCTGCAATAGGCCAGTCTATTAAAAATATAATATTAACAACCAAAGGAGAACGATTCTTTGATTTTACTTTTGGTGGAAACGCTTACGATTTAGTTTTTAATCAGTTATCTCCTTTGCGTACAAGACTGAAAGAAAAAGAATTGACAGCTGCTATAGGAGTACACGAACCTAGAGCTATTGTTCAAAGCCTAAATATTACAGATTCTAATTTGGGTTATTGGAATATAGAAATAACATATTCTCCTGTCTATGATCAATCTATAACAAAAAGTATCACTCTAACAGTAGGTAACGACAAGTAATGGCTAATCCTAAAATAAACATCTCATCATTAGACTTTGACAGCATCAAAACGTCTTTAAAGACCTATTTAAGTGGTTTAAAGAACGCCGATGGTACTCTTACCTTTGAAGGATATGACTTTGATGGAGCCGGTATTAATGTATTGTTAGATATTTTATCTTATAATACATTGTACTACTCTTTTTACAGTAATATGATTGGTAATGAAACTTTCTTAGATACCGCTCAGATAGAAAATAATATAGTTTCATTAGTAAAACCTCTAGGGTATCTTGTTACCGGTAAATCTGCTTCTAAAACAGAAATGACAGTCAAGTCTGTATCTACAACCGATACTCTAACCGCTTACACTGATTTTTTCACTGCTTTAAGCACATCGGGTGCTTCTTATAAATTTTATCCAATACAAAATTATAGCTTGGCGTCCGGAGCAAGTACTAATATTGTACTGTACGAAGGCAGGACGGTTGCTAATAATTTACAAATAGTGGTTGATATCACAGATCAAAAAGGATTTTTGGGTAATACAAATATAGATTTAAACACATTGACTGTGAAAGTTAATGGAACTGCATGGGCACAGTATAGTGCATTTCAAGCTGATCCAGGACCAGACAGTGAAGTTTATTTCTTAGACAGAACTTCTTCAGGTTTTTACATAATATTTGGTAAAAAAACTTTAAACGATTATCAAGCAACCTTTGGTAAACAAATTACAGAAAATGATGTGGTTACTGTTTCTTATATGGTACCGTCTGGAACGGTTGCCAACAATATAACTTCAATCAAAAATAGTAAAGTTACTGCATCATCAACAAGCAAGTCTGCTGGTGGTACGGATGGTGTAGATTTAAATCTTGTAAAATTCTTTGCCCCCAAAATGTTTGCAGCAAATGATCGTGCAGTAACTAAAGACGATTATTATGGTTTATTATTTTCTTCAAATATTCTACCATCCTCAATAACACAATCCGAGCAAGTAAATGTTTGGGGTGGCGAAGAAGCAGATCCTCCAGCATTTGGAAGAGTGTTTATTTCATATGCAGATACCACATTAACAACAAATACTGCTTCTGTCAAGAAGAGCATAGCTTTCTTAAAAAATAAATCAGTGGTTACCGTTCTTCCAGAATATGTTCAACCACAAACAATTACAGCACAGTTGTCTATTATTGCGACTGGAGCAAGTACTGCAGAATTAGCGGGTATCAAAAAATTAATAGAAGATAATTATAATACCACTTTGATTTTTAATAATTCAGTAGTACTAACCGATATAAAAAACCTAATAACCGATAATTATTCCAGCGTAAGACGAGTAGATATGAGTTCTGCTAGTCTATTATTGGTGGTAAAAGGTTCTGGTTCTGATAAAGCACTATACTTTAAAAATCAATTAAATGATCCTTCCACAGCAGGAGCAGTTGTGTTTTCTACTTCTTTTAGTTACAAAGGAGTAACAATAAATTTGGTGGACCAAAAGATAAACAGCACTGAAGGATATTTGGTGGCACGCAACGCTTCAACCGGAGCAATAATTAATAGTTTTGGTAATTTAGGATCTGTTGATTATTCTATAGGTAGTGTTGCTATTAACGGTAATGTTTTATTGGCTGGCACAGACATAACCGTGACAGCAAAACCAAAATACACAGATTCAATAACAATAAAAAATGAATTTTTAGTTAATGTTTCGGCAACAGTAACCGGAGCATAATATAAATGATACTATTATTCTTCAATAAAAATAAACAAAACAAAGAATACGGTACAAATCGAGACCTTTCTACTCTCGATACAGAACCGACAGCTCAATTTAAATCATTAGCACAACCGGTAGCTTCTTATTACGCTCCAACAGTAGATTTAACCACTTCTTGTAATTACCCTTTAAATATACGAGAACTTTTTCCGTACTGGTTAAGATTAACTTCTAATGGTGATTCTGTTTTAATATCCTTGACCCAAAAATATTATCAGTGGTTAACTTGCAATACTAAAGATATAAACACTTTAAGTTTTTTTCGTTTAGAAGATCTTATAGATTTAGAAAATATTCCAGACGAATTAATTGAACATTTATCTAATACTTATTTAAATGCTTTACCCGCTGATTCTATTAATAACAATATTGTTAGCCCGGAAAAAGTTAAAAATATTATTGATAACATTAAAGTAAATCTTTACTCTAAAAAGGGAGCAGAAGACGGATTTAAATACGTAATTAATCAATTTTTTGGTGTAGATCCAGATTTAATATCAATATCTTATCCTAAACGATACGTTTTACGATTAAACGGAGGCAGATACGATTGGATGTCAGATAATCTGGCTTCTGCTACCAATTATTCCACCAATCTTGATGACTTTTATCCACAATTAACAGGCAGTTATTTAAATTATTCTGTTCTTTACGATAATGATTTGTGGCAAGAACATTCTTACGTGGTTAACGTTTCTGGTGTGTCTTTAGAAGCTTATGAAAATGTAGTAAAACCAATATTACATCCTGCTGGTACTAAAGATTTCTTCCAAGTAAGACAAGATATATTTAATAATGTATCAGACGCTACTAGTAACGTAAAAAGTGAATTGCCATTTTTGGCAAATTATGCTTTGTATAAACTAGGGTCTACTGCAAGTATTGGGTATACATTTGGTTGTTCTGGAGCCTATGGTGGCGTTACTGGTCAACCAATATACGTTTTCCCCAGTTGGGATGCAGAAATATCCAGTAAGTATTATCCAGGCATGTCATTTGGAGAGATAAATATTGGTGATTTCTTATATTTAACACCAAAAGAAGGACAAAGTTATCCAAACACAGGATTAACCTGCTCATAATATGAACGAAAAATTATCACAAAACTTTTTAAAAGAGATACAATTTCCAGAATTACATTTGGTTTTAGGTGGTTTATCTGGCCAAAGTGACCCTAATTCATTCAATCCAACTGCAGACTCTTTGGTTGCCAGAAGAATTGGTGCAACTGAAAGAGCATTAATTGCAGACAATAACGAATGGCAATACGGAAAAGTGTATACCGCATGGGGTCCAGATATTACTTCAAATTATTATGCTTATAACACCAGCAATAGAATAGTTTATATCTGTACAGACAACAAACCAAATAACCGAATAGACGAAGAATCTGCAATTTCTACCGTTATTCCATCACATACAACTCCCACAATTGAAACTTATGAGGATGGATACAGCTGGATTCCGTATTTTAAAACAGACATCACTCAACTAGAATTTTTGTCAAAAACCGATCTTCCTATTCCAAATTTAGGAAAATCACAAGCGTTTAGTTCTTTTTCAGACAAATACGAATCTCTTTGTGGTACCGGATTAACTTCTTACGGTTGTTGCTGTCTGTATTTTAAAGAAAATAGCGTAGATGAAGTAACATCAGAAGTTTATAATGCAGGTGACGTTACTAATGAAGTAATTTTTTCAGACTGCTTTGAATGTCAAAAGCTGGCAGATGCTTTAGACAGAGACGTTATCTTCTTGAGTGGTGTTACTTCTGGTGGTATCACCAGTTCCCATCCTTTAGAAAATCCGTTATGCCCAGCCACAAAAACAATAAAAACACTGAAAGACGAACTAACAGAAGAACAGTACACGCTGGTTCCGGGCTCAAGCAG